GTCTAGTGCCATGATTGATTCTCCTGAATGTTTGCTCTAGGTATTTATAATCCGATCAGGGAGTGACATCTTCGGCGGGCGTTGGATCGTACGTCACACCTTTGAGTGCTTCTGCCTGGAGAAGCATCGCATTTGCCGACGCAACTAGGCCATCAATCAGCTGTTCGTCTAGTGTGGTGATTGGAGCGGTCTCTTTGAAGTCATAAGCAAGAGCATTTAAAACAGATGTCATTGAAGACAAATTTTTCATGAGATTTGAGTAGTGATGGATAGTGTTCATGGGATATTAGGTCCAGTCCGCGATGACGACAATCGAGTCGCCGACGGAAATGTTGCTGAAATAGTTATTCGCTGCATTTCTGCTACCAGAGTTGTAACGAAGCCGAGGGCCGTATTGGTTATTTGACATAGCAGTTAACGGGCTGAGGAGCGCTCCGCCAATCGTGATGGAACAATTAGCGAGAGTGAATCCGCTTGTAACACGATCATTGTTCCATGCGGTCCCGCTGGCGTAATCTGGTGAACCCGATTGGATTTTGATCAGGAAATCGATGTACTGCCCACCTTTTCGAATGTCTCCGCTTGGATATCGCTGGTAGTTATTCGCTACGTCATCCGTTCCGCTCAACACATAGTTGCTGGAGTCCGTATAGAAATCTGATCCGCTCTGGCTTACAATTTCAGACACCACCTTAAGCTTTGGAGTCGATGCGGAGGGAGTTGGGAAAAATAACCAATGTGGAGGAGTCATAAGGCTGATGTATACTCCACGTTAAAGATAACATCAAGAGCAGACGAGTTACTCGATAGAACCAAAGTCAAAACTGCATCGGCAGCAACGGAAGTATTTGCCAGAGATGTTTGGTCTCCGCTTGAACTACTAACACTAGCCGCTTTCACCGTATCAGATCCATTCTTGAGGGTAGCGGTAACTGTACCAGATGCAGACTTGATATAGAATCCAGTGATTGTTCTTGCTGTTGCAGACTTAGGATCAAGGGTGTAGGTTTTATCTGCGGCGGTTTCAATCTGTCCTGTATATGAGTCCGTTCTGAGGTTGGTTGTCTGGTGTGTCCCATCAGGGAAGGTGATACCAGCATCACTGGAAATACCAGCACAATGAATCGCACCGCTCGAATTAAATGTTCCAGTCGCTCCNNCCAGTGGCACCAGTCAAAACGGCGGCAGATAATGTGATTCCACCCGCTCCATTGGTGACCGTCATGTTTGACCCAGCATTCAGGGTGACACCACCAGTTAGACCGTTAAGGGTTTCTACGTTATTAAAAGAACCCCTGACCTCGAACTTAACAACCAACTCATCTCCAGCAGTTATGCTAGGCTGACCACTAGTAGAACCCGAGAAACCGTTAGTCCCCCCAGTGATAGCATTGTCGATGTTAAACGAGTAGTTTGTTCCATTATAAGAGGATGGACCAACTTCCAAGATCGCAAAGGCGCTACCAGAAACTCCAATCGGAGCTCTCCTGTTTATGGTTATGGTAGAGTTGGAGTTAGTGAGATCACTGAAAAAAGACCTATTATCAGCACCATTGGGACTGAACTTGTGGAAAGTGATGGTATCTGTACCCAAAGATGGGAAATCAAGGAACAGTTGACCATTGCCAGTTGAACCAGGAGCACCACCAGTGGCGGCATATCTGTGGATTTCTTCTCCGCTTCCTCTCAGAAACTCCCTACCTATTTGCCCAGGACCAGGATCTCGACCACCAGGACCCTTGTCTTTGACAGTCAGTTTGAACCTTACACCTTTCACACCAGTTGGTGGTTCAACATATGTCCCTGGTGGTTCACTCGTGTCGGGTGCACCGTTGATTGCGGGTAAGGCCAATGCATCGACGAAAGCCTGCGCCGAACCAATATCACCAAAACCCTCAAACAAATCAGATGTATTTTGTGTCGTAGGATCATCACTGATATATAAAGTTCTAAAATCTCCAGTATCTCCATTCTGCCAAGATTCGGAGTCATCAGAGAAGGAGTCGTACACAGATCCAGACGTGTCCGATCTCACCTCGAATTCATAAAACAGTTGACCTGGAGTCCTCTGTATTGCACCTGTACCATCGAACCTAAAATCCAATAGGGCATCAACATTTTCAAGTCTAATGATATCGCCATCGGCTAGATTATCGAAGAAAGATTGTGAATCCGTCCCATGCCTATCGATATTATTGAAATAAATCTTATCCATCTCTGCATAGGTGCCAGAGTCTACTTTCAAGATCCCATAACCCTTAGAGAACAACATCATCCCATTAAAATCTAGGTCTCGAGAACTATCATCACCCTCTCTGTTCAACATATTGATAGTGTCACCTTCATAATCGAAGGTATGACCGTGGAGATATTCGTAAATCAGTTCAGTTGGAGCAGAAACGGGTGGTGCCTCCATTGCTGGGACAGTCACAAGCATTCTGACTTTTTGGTTGTTGCTGGGAGTGTTAGATACTAACCTTTCTCCACCACCCAGTTCATAGACCGATCCGTTGGGGTCTCCTGCCGTGACGGCAGTCAAGAATGTTGAAACATTCATATCTTTACTTAAAGACTCATCGCCAATATAAACCAGGCCTGCAGATGAAAGTCTGACTAGATTTAGAAAAGCAGAAGTGTCGTTACCATCGTTATCCTCTGGATGTATGCTGAGAGTATTCCCAGAAAAACTGATACATCCAGTGGTACCCTTGGTCACTCCAGAGGTCTTGTAAATATATTCGAACCCCATGTGCGGGGTTCTTCCGCCTATAGTCCCGATGGAACTAGAACCATTCTTATAATATAAGTTATCATCAGCCGTGTTGATGGCTAATTCGCCGTATGCCATCTGTGACACATCGGGGGTAGTTCCAGAACTCTGGGAGTTCAGGATCTTAATCTCTGACTCTTTACTCGTCGCCATGTTGTAAAATCCTTTTCACTTACGAATCAGAAGGTGCCCGCATTAATCTTTGCCACCAAGGTTGCGGTCTTATCTGCAACGGCTGCGTTCATGGCAGATACTGTTCCTGGACTACCACTAGTTAGGCCTTCGAACAGATAATATCTGAAGGTAGCATCAACAGAATCCGATCTTACCAAACCAGTGAACTTATCAACGTCTGATCCACCGCCAGAAGTTTGTTGTCCAACGAAACCAATATCGACACTGGCGGCATTATTTCCTTGCGCCAGGAAGATTATGGGGTCTTCTACCTGCAGGGTTGCTGTATTTACCGTCGTAGTCGTACCGTTAACTTCTAAATTACCGCTAACAATTAGATTACTGCCGACAGTTAGTCCACCAGCAATAACGACGTCGTTTGGAAGTCCAACGGTGAAGGTGGCACCAGATCTTGTAGCCTCAACCTCGTTAGCGGTCCCCTGGATTCCCAGAACAGCACCGTCAGTACCAGAATTCTTGAGGGTTACAACACCAGTAGCAGCGGCAACGGAGAAGTCACCGCTATCAAACTTGGCAACACCCACCTGACTAGAAGAAGCAGTGATTCCGCTGATAGTGACATCACTACCTGATCTTGCTGCTTTGATACCAGTAACCGCATCACCAGTTACCGTAAGAACTGCTCCGTCCGCTCCACCCAAGAGAGATACGTGTCCAGTGGTCCCAACGGTGAACTGTGCACTATTGAAACTTGCCACACCAAGTTGAGAGGTGGTTGCCTGCTTGATTGCAATACTAGCAGTTGAACCACTACCAGAGGTTTCAACTGCGGTACCACCAGAGACGCCCAGGATGTGTCCAACTGGGGTCACTGCTCCACTATTGGTCTGGACGGATTTAACTACAGTATCTTCTAGACTAACCTCGCCACTAGAAACATCGAAGTCGGCAGCAATGAATTTAGCTACGCCCTTCTGACTGTCTGAAGCGTTGGGATTCTGAAAGTTAACGGTGACAGAACCACTTCCTGCCTTGCCAACTGTGGTAATTGGTCCTAATGTCGACGATCCGAAGATCCCAAAGGTAAGACCTAACTCTAAGGTAGCCCCATCGACACCTTGATCGCCGTCCACATAAAGGAACCTATTGACGAAAGAAACCTCGCCGTTAGTAACTGCAAAATCATCCGAAGAATACTTAGCAACACCGATCTGACTGGTGGAGGCTGTCATCCCCTTAATGACGATCTTATCTGGGGACCCGACGATATTATAGTACGTGATCCCGTGTTCTGCAGTGATCTCGATGGCACCAGTGAACCCGTTAATCGAGGTTACAGAAGCACTGACACCAGTCACAGTATTTGCTAGGACGTATGCCTTGATGGACTGCTGTGTCGCCAGATGAAATTCACTGTCACTAGCGAAGTTATCTTCGTCTAGGATCCCAGCACCGATCCAGGCGGTAGTACCGCCGTTTTTACCGATGAATAGCAGACCAGCACCCGAGGCACCAGCGAAGGCTAACTCACCCAGCGATAGGTCCGCTGGGCAAGTAGCACCAGCAACACTGTTGTAGATTTGAATAGTTGATTCGCGAGCCATATTTATTTACCCCTCTAAAAGGTACCTGCTTCGATATTTATAACTGAAAATGTGATACCAGCCGTACCAGTGCCTTGTTCAGCCACGTTGATGGTCATATTCTGACCTTGATGTAGTGTGATGTTTGCTACAGACGACACCGCTCCGTCTGGACCACTGATCCCTAAGGATGATGCCTGATCGATATAGAGTTGGATCCAGTCGCTGTTAGCCGTACCCCCTATGAGAGAGTAATAAGTAGTATTTTCTTCTACATACACCATCATGCCCTCTTCTCTTCTTGCAGAGAAAATAGCATTCCTTGCTGCTATCCCAGTGACTCTTCTGAGTCCGCCAAGACCATAATCTGGTTTGGTTACTGGATAGGTATCAGACTCGGAAGTCGGGGAGACAAACCCAGTGAATTGAATGCCACCAGTTATTGCCATATCAGGTACTCACTTTGAAGTTTACTGCCCCAGCGAAGGCATTGAGTGTTCTAAAGAACTTGTACTCCGTGGTAACCCCATGATTGTTCTGTGTATCAAAAGTATTACCCACCTCAATAGGAACACTGATGGGAGTATTTACATTGGTGACATCAGTCACGGTGGGGGTCCCAGAGTAAAGGGTAGAAGGGTAGAAGAAGTAAAAATAAGAAGGCGATCCTACCGAAGACGCGGATGGCTGCCAATTATTTAGGGTGGTGAAAGGATGAGTCTTCGTGAAATAATCAATATCTGACCCATCAGCGAAAGATGCTGGGACTCCATCCGTTCCCGTTCTACCAGCGAATGCTGCGTGCTTCCAATTCAGGGTAGCCGCCTTAGTCACATCAGACCCCTCGGTCGGACTACCGAAAATGGTGAACGTAACAGAAGAAACTGACGTTTTTCTGTATGCTGGATGGTTGTAGTTCTTGGGAGAATCGCCCCTATCCATCCCCGTAAAGATTGAACCTTCTTGAGAGGAGCTGATGCCCAAAGATCCAGCTACCCAGTTCTCGTTTGGACCAGTGGTTACCCATTGGAAGTTAGCATTGATATCGCCAGCAGTTTCACCCAGCTCGTAGTTGGAGTCTAAACCAGTAGAAAAACTAGAGAAAGAGATGGTCTGATATGGATAGAGGAGGGTTTCTAAAATCTGGATCGCGTTTGACCCATCGGCGATGGTAGACCCAGCAACCACTCCACCAATGGTTTCGGGGAAGGCGTCCTCTTCTCTAGTCCAAGTAGCACCATCACCACCTTCTCCAGCTGGTCCTTGAGGACCGATCCCACCAGAAGTAATAATGACTTGGGTTTTGTCTCTGGGAGATGTGACCACCCTAGAGTTGTTCTGACCCGTAGTCGTAACCTTCTTCGGAGAAGCAGGGGTTATAATGATTCTAGCCATTCAGCTCCCCTATCGTGTGATTTCTGGTTCCACTTCGAACCGACCCTTGATTAGCTTATGAACGGTAGTGCCACTTACAATTTCCAAATCATACCAATGTTTACCATGTGGTACGTCTTCCATGGTGTCGGCATCCACATTAATCAAAATACCACCAGTGAAACCAGTAGCACCAGAGCTACTTACTCCCACTTTCAAATAACCAGACCCCGTAACTCCACCAGTAGGACCAGCGAACTCTCCAGTGGATCCACCACCCGTAACAGCCGTAGAATAGGCATTACCATTGGTGGGGTCTACAGTAGATCCAGTGATCCAAAGTAAGAGTTGGGGATCGGTAGGGGATCTTCTAACCTGCATTCTAGAAGTATAAGAAGACAGGGACTGAGCGTTACCATTATCATCTTGATAGGCAAGATGAAGGGTAAAACTCGATCCCTGATCGGTAACAATATCGTAATCGCCAGCTCTGGACATAGAGACCCTCCGCTAGGATTATTTATACGTTATTACTTTGCGTTAGCTTTCCTTCGAGACTTTTCCTTAGATCTACTCTTGGCAGTCTTCTTAGCAACAGCAGTCTTCTTTTGCTGTTCTAGACGTCTCTTTTTGGTCTGAGCCTCATGGGCCTCTTTTTGTGCCTCTTGGATCTGCTTTTCTTGCATCTTGCCCTGGAGTACCTTGGTGTACTCCACCAGGTTGTTCTTGATCCTCTCGTGGTGTTCCTCGGGGATCTGACCTTGGTCGATCAAGTTCACAAGATACTGGCAGGCATTGTACCCGATTTCAAACTCCTGCATGTAGAAGGCAGTAGCCGCTACCTCGTCTGCAATCATCCACTTGTAGATGTTGTCATCGATGAATAGGATGTCATTGGCAGGATATTTGATTTCCGCAGCCTGCCTAGCGAATAAAAATGCTAGATGAGGGTTGCCGTTCATCCGATGAATCTTGGCAAGGTGATAAAGGGGTTCAGCACGGTCTGGTTTGAAATTCCATGCCTGTAGAAATGTGTCTTGACATTCTGCCCAAGGCTTATCCTGCATTAATTTGGCGATACCAGTCCTGAAGATTGAGTAGAATGCTTCTTCAACCCACCCACCCATGCCAGCTCTTGCCGCATATGCCTCCTCAGCCTTCTCCCATTGCTGGGAGTCAAAATACGACTGACCGAGATAAAATTGGTATCTTGAATTGCCTGGTTCATAGGCTGGGTGCTCTGGATCGTTAAGCGCGGATTCTAGGAGTTCAGCATCTCTGCTATACTTCTCCTTGAATTCCAGTGCGGACCCATCATCATTCTTATTTCTGGCACCTAAGGTTCTTGCATCCAGACAGTAGTCGCCGCCAATGCGACCGAATTTGGGCTTTTCTTTCTTACATGCTGCATATTCATGCAGAACCCCAACGTAATGCCAGTCTGATTCCAGTCTGAAGATCTGATTTCTCCACCAGGTGAAATCTCCTCTCTTGATCTTCATGCCCCACCCGTCGTCTCCAGATGCTTTCAAGGCCTCATAACTGATATCCATCTTGCCCAGGACTCTATCGTCGGCATCAATCATGAAGGCGAATTCCGCCTTGTCTTTGCATTTTTCAAGTACTTCGGTTCGGTTTTGTCCGAACCCTACCCAAGGAACGTCATGCACTTCACCTTCGATGCCCTTCTTGTCGAAGAACTCCTTGATAAATTCCTGCGTGCCATCTGTAGATCCGTTGTCACAGATACAGTAGTAATCGATATAGGGCGTTACTGATTCCAAACACTCACGATAATGGTCGTTGTTCTCATTCTTAACGATCATTGCTAAGGCTATCTTATGCATCATATATCCTCATGATAGAAGGGTTGTGTTCATTTATTTAGGGTTAGCTTATAAACTCTTCGAATTCTTTAAACCTGAAGTAAATTTCTCTGCCGAAATCATCTCTGAATTTGGTCTTATCATCCCCATAGTTTCCTCTAACAATATTTTTGTCATCGACTTTCTCCCTAACTCTATCGTAGGTATTACTTAAGAAAACCTGGATCATCTTTTCCTCATCCTTTTCCACACCAAGATCAATGAAATCTAACATACCAAAGAAAGTTTGTATTCTGACAGCCATATCATCAGAAGTCAAATCTTCATAACGGATGGTGAATTTCTCTTCGGCAATGTTTTTTGTAAAATATTTTCTACAGTGTGCCAGATATTGATCTGCAAAATGGTCCCACTTCTGATCGAATGGAATAAATCCATCATCAACTTGATGATATTCGGCGAGTGAGTATACTACATCCACAGGATCTCTATAAAGATGTATAACCTTTCCAGTATAACTCCAAGGAGTTCGTGCAGAGGCTCCATCGTGAATGTGATTACACCAAAAGGCACCACTTCCTCTGGACGTCCAAGAATAATCTCTCATTCCAGAATAATCTTCCATAAGGGATCTCAAATAGTGAGATCCGCATCTTGGATAAGACACAAGTGTGATCATCTTATGAGATCCCATCTTTCCCAAACGAAGTCGAAGTTGAACTTCATGACATGTGTATCTGCTAACTTCTTCTGGATATTTAGTCTTCTGTCGAAAGATCCTCTCCCGTCATGATAATGGAACTGGATCATGAGGGATCTGACATCGTTGATTTTCCCGCTGTCTATCAACCTATCTAGGAAATCGTATTCTGCGCCTTCGATATTGAGGTGTATGAGATCAATCTTCGTTCCTATCTTTTCCAACTCCTCCACCACATCTACCACTTTGATAGTGGTGGTGTCGTTTGTCTTCTTACTCATGCTGCTGCCATCTTTATCCAAATATAATGTCACATCTTCCGTCTTATCCGATAGACCGTAATCATTCAACATCACGTTTCCGTAAGATTCTAATGATTCAGTACAGATGGTATAGCACTCCTCCACTGGTTCATATGCCAGTATCTTACACCTGTACTTATCCGACATGGCCCTAGTCCAGGACCCATGATATGCACCGACTTCCATCACCACTGAATCTTTATTCAGGTGGTGATAACTGGTACCTAAGGTCCCATCCCCTCCAGTACTGAACCAGTGTCTTACTGAATAAGATAACCATTCCTCGTCTATTGGGAACACTTGGTCACCTCTTCCTTCATTGTTTCTTGGATGACATCATCAGCAGTCTTAATAGAGTGCAAGACCTTGAGATTATCTTCTAGGTAAGGGATCATTTCATTGTAAAGGCCTTCAGACAGGGTGATCTTACCCTGAAGCAGATCCTCCAACACCACTATCCCCCTCATGTCGAACACCTCAGATATGTTGCTGGGACCCCAATATATCGGGACGGTGCCGCATGCTATGGCATCCGTTATCTTTTCAGTATAGTAGAATTCCACGTTAGCGTTTTCGATGCAGTACGAGAACATGTATTTCTCTAGGCCTTCTTCCTTATTCTCTATGGATTTATATCCCCTACCATATGCGTGGATGCTGGGATCTCCTTCTATAATCTGATGTCGGAGTTTGTGACCTTCCATGTCTCTTTTATTGCTGGCAATTATGGATACCAGCTCGCTTTTAAATCTCATCTTCCATTCTTTAACCCAAGGCATGTTACTTCCACCAGGTGCCTCTGCAAAAACTTCGGAGAGACCAAGCAGGCCCCTATCTGGGGTGAATATTTTAAGGAACCTATCTTCGACATAGGATAAATTCTCTTTAATCCAATCAGTTAAATCGCTAAGAAGCTCTGGAGATTCACACATCCAACCGAAATCATTCCTTTTCGGAACTCTATCGCTAATAGTAATCAGCCCGTCAGTATAAAGAACGGGGTCATCACTATCTTCATCGGGAATCTCATTAAATATCCATTTGTTAGAAGGTGCTACTTTATCACACGATCCTAAACAGTGCGTGAACGTATTGTTTATGCAATAATATTTCAAATCACCAATCCATGAAGGGTTGTTTATCCGCGATTTCTACACGAACCTTGCTTCTGGGGTATCTTTTTGTGAACTCTTCGTTCATTTCTTTTTTCCTTTTTTTACATAGGTGGATAGAGCAGGCTGAAGAATGGATTGCTTCATCATCGACATATGCTATAACATAGACGTATTCGCTTATATATCTCAAGATTTATTAAGTTCTTCTACTAGCATATCGACTTGTTCTAGGCTGATTTTGTGATTATTACCCACATAAAATCCGTTCTCGTGGACTATCTTTGCGTTAGCATCAGATCTATATTGGTTCACCGACTTCATGAAGGGATGTTCGAATAGATTACCAGCAATAATAGGTCTGGTCTCGATCCCGATAGAATCCAGTCTTTCTCTAACTTGATCCCTAACCCCATTTTTACAAATGATGGGGAAGCAGAAGCTGGAGTTCCCCTCTACTAAGAAATCGTTGTAATATTTCTCCCCACTTAGGCAGTCGACAAACCTAGAAAAATTCCTGCTTCTAATTTCGTTGTGCTTATCCAAATGTTCTAACTGCATCATACCCAGAACCGCGTTCATTTCTGTTGATCTGACATTAAAACCAGGAGTAATAAAAGTGAAAGAGGGATCCACAGTTTCATAACTACCCCGTGCTTCTTCTGGAAGCTCCCTTAGAAGACCATGGGATCTCAGGAGTAGCAGATTGTGGTATGTTTCTTCGTCATCAGTGCACACCATGCCGCCTTCGATGGTGGTCATGTGGTGACCATAGTAGAAAGAGAAAGTGGACATGATTCCAAAATTCCCCACCTTTTTCCCTTTGTAAGTGGCACCATGACTCTCACAACAGTCTTCTAAGAGGATTATCCCGTTCTTTTCGCAGACATCTAAAAGGTCGTCATTAATTGCAGAAAGACCGAGCAGATTTGCCAAGAAAAGGAACTTGGGTCTGACCTGAGAAATCATCTCACAGAATAAGTCAATATCCACCCCCAGATTGGGAATGCTAACGTCCATCAGTTGAATGGAGTTATTTGAGAGCATCGCGGGCGAGATGGTTGTCGCCCAAGTGCATGCTTGGGTAGCCCAGGTGCTGTGGTAACCATGAGCTAGCATAGCAGCATGCGTTGCCAAAAAGTTAGCGGACGATCCAGAGTTAACGAACACTGAATACTTACACCCCTGCCATTTTGACCATTCTTCTTCGAATTGCTTGACTTTAGGTCCCTGAGAAAACCTATCACTGTTCTTCATGAAATCAGACAACACCTGTCGCTGGTCATCTTCAATCACATCATCCATTAATTTCCATGTCATCACGTTCTCGCATCATAATAATTTTCTTCGAACCAGTTCACGGTTTTATTTATCCCAGATTCGATGGGGGTTAGATTTATGTGTCCATACAACGATTCAAACCTCTCTGAGCAAGACTTTTTACTCAGAGGTCCATCTGGCATACTATTATCTAGTACGTATCCGTTAGGAAGTCTATATTCGGAGGCTATCGAGGCCGCGATGTCCTCAATACTGTCCTCTTCAGGAGGAGAAACAATCAAGGGCGTATCCGAGGAGTAGGACTCCATCACCTCGTCTAGAATCTTTCCTAGATCTTCCGAATAAAGGAATTCTCTCCTTGCCCTCCCCGAACCCCAGACTTTTAGAGGCTCATCTTCTGCTCTTGCTATCTTAGCCTTGTGAATCAGACCAGGGACCACATGTGATTCTTCTAAATCGAAATTGTCTCTTGGTCCATAAACATTGCAAGGAATGACACTAATCACATCCATATTGTACTGTTGACGATAAGACCTTGCCAGGATCTCCAGCATCCTCTTAGCATAGGCATACCCATAATTAGAGGGATGTGGTTCACCGTTTTGAATGCAGTCTTCGGAGAAAGGCGTAGGCGCCTTGTGAGGAAAAGCACATGTGGAAGAAAGAAGCAGCACCTTATCCACTCCCACCTCTTTGCATGCATTCATCAAGTTTAGACCCATGAGCATGTTCTCGTGGAAAAAATCCGCTGGTCTAGCAGAATTCATTTTAATTCCACCCACCAGTCCTGCACAGTGACATACCCTTTTGATGTTATTATCCGAGAGGTAGTCCTTAACCTGTTCATAATTCAGAAGATCTAGTTCAGATGATCTAGGTTTGTGCTCACCAGAAACGCAGGATCCTACCATCCCACCTCCACCAGTAACTAGCATATGGTCATTCATACTACCACCCAATCGTCACAGTAGATGTCTTGCCACTCGATGGGTCCTTTGGGTCCGAACCAATCTTTGGGGGCAATAGTCTTTTCTGAATTTTCGGATAACCAAGATCCCCACCAGCTATAAGAACTGTTGGCAATTATGTGTCCTCTACACTTGGACATTGAATATAGGTCTTGATACTGGTTGCCTTCTGCGAAGTGAAAACCGTTTTCTTCTCCACCATAGAATAAATCCGCATTTCTACACCAGTTGATATCGTCAGAAAAGATCAAGAACTCGGAATCAGGAAAATGACTCATAGCTTCTAGATAATACTCTTTATCCTGCACAGGATGAACATCTGTCAGATACATGTAGTCGCCTCTCCTGATATGGAGTGCTACCTTGTCTTTTGCACCAACATCTTTGGTGGATTTCAATACTTCGTCCTTGAAAACGAACTCCTTCCTGATCAGGTCTTCAATTTGAGAAAAATATTTCTCACTTTGGAAATACCCGATAATGTCGGAGTCTAAAGAAGGATCGAGTTCGAATACCGAGTTCTGGTACCAGAACCCCTTCTCCATGAAGACGTTTGACACATTCTCAGAAACACTGTCTTCCACTGAACCAAGATCGAAGCACTCGCCGATAGAGAAGGCATTGCTCACAGGAGCACAACAAGAGACCCCGAGCTTATCTGCAATACTCATCAATGTCGCATATTGGAACATTTGGTTGCCCAATTTGCCGTATCTGCCTAAATTATTGAAACTGATCATCGCCCCGCCACCCAGGACTTAGTATCGATTGTTTTAATAGGCGATTTTTTGATCTGGCACTTGAGCGGATTCCTGGTCAGATGCTCCCATTTGTTCTTGGTATTCTTGGAATCTGCCTGATAAAAGAAAGGCTCCTTGAGTGCATAAACTTTCGCAGCGGGTTGAACCCCATATGCTACCGCAACGTCAAAGGGGGTATTTCTCTCATAGATAGATTTTTTCCCATGAAACACAACCGAGTCAGAGTACCTTTTGGTAATGTACACGATAGCATGAGTAGCGAAGACCTTTTCGATCTTCCATAAATGGGGGAACCCCTGCACCTCTTCGGTGGTGTAGTTATTATCACCGTAGGAAGTACCAACGTACAATGCATCTGCATCATCGGGAACCTCAACTTCTGCCTCGAATCTATCCGATTCTACATCATCTTCCAGGATCATGACTGGGAGTTTATCCCTCCCCAAAATGGAAAAATGACTTTCTGCACAATTTCGATAGTGCTCTTCTCCAGCACGAACGCCTTCATGAGGTTCGATACCAGAAATAGCAGAAAACCTCTCTCGGTTGGTGATTCCCAACCGATCTAGGAGTTCTTCCATCTGTTCTTTCTTTTGGGTGTCGGAGTCGAGATTAATATAAACGCAGTTCACATCATTACAAAGATTTAGCTTCATTTTTTACTCACTATTCCTTCTTTTGGAGTTGCCGATGTGGTATTTAGGCACCAGTTCCCAATCTTTCTTTTCTTTGAAGGGAACAATCTTGATTTGACCGATAGATGCAATCGGATCAATGCATTTATCTGAATCTATGATCTCCAGGAGCTCCCACTCCTCCAAGAGATTGATGATGGTATTCCGTCTAGCAATATCGGACTCAGACAGGTCAAAAGGCAACCCATCTAGTCCGAATAATTCTTTGAAGTGAACGATATAATACTTGCCTCTTTTATGCAAAATATGACAAGACTGATATAACTTATTTTCTTTCTTAGAGGAGACCCCGATTCTGGTCAGGGTCTCCTTTACTTTCAGAAAATCTTCATCGAGTGCTAAAGAGATTTCAACTAGGTCACCCGCTACTAACTTCTTATTTCCCATGACAATATCTCCATGTACAAAAGGTCCTTCTTATGTATCACGGAGATATCTTTGTCAGCAGCCTCCAACACCCAATTCTTCTCTCATAGCATCGAGATCGCACTCAGAGAGAAGATCAAGCACCTGATATGCCTTTGTGTTGCTGTATCCATAATATTCCTTGACCAGATCAAGGTCGGAGTGATTACCCTTCTTTTCCCAAGGGGAGAACCGATTCCGAGGACGGATGGATGTCCTAAGGTATTCGTATTGGACTTCGTTGTCCAGATGGTGATTAGAATTCATATTGTTAGCCTGCATGATGGTATCTGGGAAAAATGACAGACATCTATTCACTACGAAAGGGGGATACTTCTTCTTGACAGTCTCGAAATCTTCATCGATTTCTTCCATCTTCTTCTTGTCCTTATTGATCGACTTAAGGTAGACCGCTAGCTTCATTCGAATTCGCACTCCATCATCATCTCGGTAAGACAGGCAGTCATGTTAATTTCATGATCTACCACAAAAGCAGACTTGTATTGGTATTCTGCAATAATCAAAATCGCTGCAGGGACACTCTTAGGTTCCAGATGATTGCTCAGAGATTCATAAATCTTGCGGAAAATCTGAGTAGGGTCATTATCCAAATTATGAACGACCCAGGATCTGACCTCGCTGAAGTTCTTGTTCTTCATGTTCTTCATCAGGCCATCGACCACGACATCACCAATGTCTGACAGAATACCGACATCGATGAAACCAGAGACAGAGTATCTCTGCAGTTCGTTCAGCACCCTTCGGAAGTCGGGAGAGTGCCGCATGATGATTCTAGCAAGGACCTCCTTGTCGAACTCAATATTCTCTTCCTTCAGGATATCGGAAGTTCTTTGAAGGAACATCCCACCCATCCTGATCGTATCTTCCTTAGAAAAACCGAAATTAATGCATGTGCATCGAGAGTGGATAGGCTGGATGATCCGATTCTTGAAATTGCAAGTGATGATGAATCTGCAATTGGAAGCGAATTCTTCGATGAAACCACGAAGAGCGGGTTGCATGCTCTGAGAGTTAGCATAATCAAACTCGTCGAGAATGACCACCTTGTTTCCACCAGCAAAGGAGACAGTGCTGGCGAAGTTCCTGATTCTGGTCCTAAGAGTATCAATGTTCCCATCTTCGGAGCAGTTCACCATAATCCAGTCGGCACCAACCTCATTACAAAGAGCCTTGGCAACTGTAGTCTTACCACATCCTGCTCCACCAGAAAGAAGCAGATTCTGTGGCACGCCTTGTACCACCATCTCGTTAAACGTATCCTTCAAATCTTGTGGAAGAATGCATTCATTAATCGTCGCGGGACGATATGTCTCAACCCAAAGTGCGGTACGTGTCATTGTCTCAGTCAACCTGTGCTCCTTGATAGTGAATTTCCAAACCAATCGATGCGGCGAGGTAGAACTCGGCACATGCTCCCTTAGACGATTCCCAACCTCGAAGCATATAGATCGCGATACAGTCGTCGCAAATGACATCGACGTCTCGCTTCATGATCCTACGGTTGGCATCTTGATGAGACTCGTTCTTGTAGGGATCAAAATCCTCTGGAGCACCGAGTCCCTTCGTATCTTCATA